TAGGTCTTGGCATACTTGTATATGGTATCAGGGAATAAGAGTGGAGACATCAGGTTATTCCTATATGAGGCGACCACCTTACAAGGCTTGACCGAGATATCGATTATTGAGAACGTGGATGAATCTTGGCCTCTTCCTTTGGCCACGTCCACCGTCATGATGTAGTTATGACTTGGTATCGGATCCTCGTATATGCAAGCTTTCTCGATAGTTCGAATTGGATTCGTTGCTCGAAGAGAAAGAAGGGTTTCAGCATTAATGAGTGTGGATCCAGTTCCTACGAACGAATTACCGAATTCTTGTTCAAATTGAAGTGGTGATGTATTGGCGATCGTCTGAGCTTTCCAGTTCTCATCTCTTCCAGGAACATCCCACCAATCGACTCGAAATGGTTTATATGAATTTGTACCCTGAACAGCACCTTCCCAGAGCTTATGATATGTGTTACCTACACCATTTGCGGTGGATGTAATAATGACTCGAGAGGTTTGACCGGATGTAATTACTGGATAAGTCGAGGTATAGAAAGTGCCTGCCTTCTCAACGAAAGCGAACTCGTCCAGGAATAGAAGATTGACGGAGAGACCACGGATAGAGGATCCTGAGGTTGCCGAGGCTATGATCCTGGAGTTGTTTGAGAACTCAATGGACCTTTTATTTAAAGCTTTACATCCGGGCTGCAAGAAGAAAGGAAGATTCTCAAGTGCAAGTGTAATACGCGCCAACATTTCCTGTGATGTGGAACCCTTATTTGCAAGGACTGCGATCGTCTTATCTGGCTGGAAGACTGCGTACCAGAGGATGTATATGACTGAGGAGATAGATTTACCAGACTGACGACAGGCAAGAACGATCGAGAATCGATTCTGATTGAAGTGCTCGAACATTCTTTTCTGATAAGGATACGGTTCAAATGGAACTAGTCCTTTATCAAGACTGATCACCTTCACGTAAGTCTTCGCGAAGTAGACCGGATCCTTCATACACTTGAGGTATTCGGAAACTTCTTGGTCAGTGAACTGCTGGTTCACTCCATCTCGCTTGACCTGAGGGTTTCCCAGGTATCCAAGATGGGCTGGTTTAATGAACATCTGTGACGCCATCTGTGGAGAGTTTTGCTAAGAGATGTTTTTGTAAATCTGAAGTGGAACCAACGAACAAGTTATTATTTGTTGTGGTCGTTGCCTGAGCTTTTTCCTCGGTCTTTTTCTTGATCGCCTTCTTATCTTTCTGGAGATCCATCAGCTTCTGAGTCATGTCAGAAGTATTCTTTAACATTGTGGATAGAACTTCAAATGCTCTTGGATGTTCGGAGTTTGTCGCAAGCTCCATCATGCTATCGATGGCATGATTTGATTTGTCCACAAGATCTCGATAAGTTTTTCTGGAGAACTCGTAGTCATCGTCGATGTCTTTCTCGTCCTTAATAGGTTGAGGAATCGCGACTGGAGCCTGAGCTGCAGATATTACCGGAGGAAGGTTCTCCTCAAGGTTTTTCTTGATCTCTTCTGGTGTTAATTTTTCCATGATATAGATCTCTCAGTGTTATACGTCGTAGGTCGGAGTGATTCCAGTGATCGTTCGAGTCGTATTTGACTGTTGACCCACAAGAGTCTCATTGACCTTAAAGATACCAGTTGCGTCTTTGACTAAAAGAACTCCGTCTGTAAAAGATACAACATGAGCGTTTGTTCCAGATGTTGTACCCAGAACCTGTTCTCCATCAAGATACAATCCAGTTCCTGCACTCATTCCAAGATTGAACGATGTGGTATTTGTAAAGAAAGAGATTGAGTTTAAAATCTGATGTGACAGAGCTTCTGTGGCCGTCAATGGATCCACACTCGCAGTGATTCTCTCGATTGGTTGACCAGTTTCACCATTGAGTATATCTGCAATGACTTGTTTGACCACACTCGTACTCTGAGTTGGTCCATAGAAGCGAACTCTCAATTCAAACGTAAGAGTATAGATGATCGCTCTACGAGTCATGAAGTCGCCCTCGTAGTCTTCAGTCATGACGACATTCGTGAGAACAATTGGTATATCGTTTCGAATATCCATTCCCTCAACGTCTTTCATCGTAACTGTATACTCTGGCTGAAAGTAAGGAAGTATCTGCTCAACGATCTGTAAGGCATCGTCTTGATTCTTTGCCATGATCGAGAGTTCAATGCCCATACGATACGGAGCGAATTGACGAATCGTCGTCTTTGTCATTGGATCAGCTGCGTTATCAGCAGAGATCATGTTGTTACGATTGATCTTTGTCGAGGCGTCATAGACCATCGTTACGATCTCAAAGCTCATGCGAGGGAGCTTGATCGCAACCTTTGGAGCATTGAGATCTGGCTGTTCATCGATACGGGCCAGAAACTTTTGCTTTGGTCCATACGCCAGAGGAACTCTCTGGATATTAATAACTTTACCGGTTTGATCACGCCGAACCACGGAAATGTTATTGAAGACCGTACCGAATACCGATACGATCTTACGAATTGTCGCGTGATAAAAATGAGTCGTGAGCATATATAATTATATCAGTCTATCGTAACGCCAGATCCAGATAGCATCCACGTGTCAGTATCAATTTTTAATAGAGTCACCATGCTATTTGCTGGAACATCATACCCACCTGCAGCATAGTTTAAACCAGAAACATAGAGATATGTTGTGCTTGGAGTAACTGCATTTACAAAGATAGGGCAAGTTTGACCAGTGACAATCACGATCTTTGATCCTATAGGGAATGGAGTTACTGCATTAGTTGGTATGAGATACTCTACATAATTTGTGACAGTGTTTGCGTATATGTGGCAACCACGATCCGATAGCTGAAGCGTATAATTTGCTAGCTGCTTATTCTGAGGAACGTCAATGATCGATGTCCCATTATTGTATAGAATATCGCCATTTGGTGGAAGAATAAGTTTACCATCTGCAGTGTAAATGAGAACACTTGTATTTGCAGAAAATTCAAATCCACTAGGACTTGCAAAACTTGCATTTCCATTTGCCGAAATTGGGAAATTTAAAGTACCTGAATTGTCAAAATGCCAATAATAGGCATATGTAGGACTCTCAGTCCAGTCTGCGTTCTTGATCCAAACGCCATCAGGCAGTGTTTGAACTTGAGAATAAAGAGATGGAGTAACAAAATAAGCATCACCGGGACCATTGAGGAAATCACCTGGATCGCTTGGATACTCAAGAGTCACACTGTTTATTGTTGAACCAGTGCACATATAAGTTCCTGGATAACCACCTGCAGCATAAACGATGTAGTGATATCCTGTGACAGGAATTGAACTCTGTGTTCCAATATCAAACGTGACTTCAAATGGACCAGTTCCAGTTTTTGAAGTTACTGCATTGATGTAAATTGGTGCTCTACCTAAGCTAGGATCTTGGTCACGAACATGCCAACGAAGAGCAGCTGAAGAACTCGAAGCAACAATGATTCCTTCTCCATCGATTGCGTTTGATATACGCTGAGTGTTTACTGTTGGGTAACCCCAGAGAGTCGTCTTAATGCCTTGAATACCAACTCCAGATCCAGCAGGTCCTTGTGTACCAGTTGTACCCTGTACTCCATTTGCTCCTGAAAAACCTTGGATACCCTGAGCGCCTTGAACTCCACGACTATAAAGATCAGTGAAGTTTGCGTTCGTCTTTGTGAAAGCTGTTCGTAATGCATCGCCAGACTTGTCGTTGGCGGCTGAACCAATATTGATAAGTTGTTGTGCCATGATAAGTGATTATTCCTGAGTATCTGCTGTTAGAATTGTAGAGTCTGCGGTAAATGCGATGCTGTCTGCTCCATAAGATGGAGATATAACTGGAGGTGATTCCACGAAATTAACTTCACCAAAAGGATTGCTCTCGCTGAAATCGATAACTGAGTTACCCTGAACTTCGAAGTCACGATTCTGAGCTTGACGATCGTTATTCACAAACGTGAGATTGGTGTCGGTATCAGCGATATCATAGACTCGAGTGATTGACCAAGCGACTCCAGACTTCTGACCAACTAAAGCATCAGCAGAACCACTACTTGCCTGGAACATTCCATATTCTCCAGTGTTCGTGCTGATCTCACCAATTGCAACCTTTAATGGATCTGTTGAAACTTCTTGGATATAACGAAGCACCTTTCCATAGATCTCGACTGAGTTGCTTGTCTCTGTTGCAGGAGAAAGAGTTTGAGTGACCATTTCTCCGATCGTAAACTTCTGGCCTGAGCCAGAGATCTGGAGGTATGTTTCTGTACTGAAGTTTTGTTCGAGCTTGTCGACCTCCGAGTTTCCAGTATCAACCACTTCGTTGTTGTATTCGAAGAGTTCGCACTGTAACTTGAAGACTGGAACTTGAGTTAATTGATAGAAAGGAGATTGATGCTCAACGAACTTGATGTCAAAGAAAGACTTCGTGAGCGGGAAGTATAATAGGTCACCTTCCTCTGGACGGTCAGATATGATACCATTGTTCCAGACGCCAACGAGCTTGGACCATTGTTTCTTGGAGACAACGAATGTTGCTTGCTCACGAATCTGAAGGCCAAACTTACTCATGAAGATACCGTCTCCACCAAATCCCTCGGTGTTCTCGATGTACATCTCAATCATGTATGCTTCATCAAAGCGTGACTCGATGTCTTCATTTAGGATTAGGTCACGAGAGACCATGTTCCTAGGCAGATAGTACAATTCGAATCCGTAGATCTTCAAAGCCTCGATCACAAGATCTTCTACAAGATTTTGTTCGGACTTTGTGCCTTGACTGAAGAATACGTTGCGTGGCATCGTGTATTATCCTATAAAAAACATTGGAGGCATCTCGTACTTAAGTTGTGCCTCTTCTTCAAGTTTTGCAATCTCCTCAACCGCTTCGTCGTAGATCTGTTGACCATTGAGTGTAACACCGCCTGGAAGCGTGATTCCCTCGAACTTCTTGAGGTTATTTCCCCAGTTACGCTTGAATAAAGCAGTGGTGTATTTCTTTAAGAAGATATCGTTATAGACAGAAGTGTACTTGTCAGGATCGATTGATTCATATCCCTCGATGATGATGTAGTCACCTACGTTCAATTCGTATCCCCATTCCACATCGATAAAGAGTCTCTGCATGTGCCGGTTGAAGCGAACTGGAGGTGTTCCATTGAGCATCATGTCTAATAGCTCAAGGTATTGACGTGTCATGTCATAGTTGACCAGAGCACCAGCATACTGTAGGTCGTATATGTCGTTTAACATCATCTGATAACGAGCTGACCACATGCTGGATCCGAAAGAGTTATTGTTCACCAGAGGTAATACTCGAGACACGAAGAGTAGCTGGTCAGGAAGATCCACGTACTTATTCTGTAGATCCTGAGGTGCTATCTGGTGCTTACGGAATTGCCTCACGATGGCATCATTATGATAGTCCCTGTAAAATTGAATCGCCTCATCGATGCGATCATCGATCTGGTCGTCGTCGAGATTGATCTCTATGACCGGCGCGCCGAGGTTTCGAAGACAATAATCGGCGAGTAACTGTCGAGAAGAGGGCTTTGACATACCTCTATTTATAAGTTTTACCTATCCGTCAAGAGGTAGGATTTAAGGGCTCAAGTATTGGCCTTCCATTTAAATCTGTCCAATTCGTAGAGATAATATGTGGATCGTGTCTTTCTCCAACGACCATCCAAGAGATCGTAGCAGTTGAGGTAGGATCTTGAGCAATAATCGTAAGAGTACTGCCAGATATCGATCCCTTGACTAGAGTCCAATCAGTTTGATTTGTAAGGAATATCTGAGTGTTCTTACATAAAGCGACAAAAGTTCCAGAAGTCATACCAATGGTTTCATCGATATCAAGAGTCGCAGTTCCTGCGATAAGATCGACTGTTCCTCGATAAAGAAGATCGCAGTATGGACCTTCGATAAATGAATGAACTAATTGTTTTGTGGGAGCAAGAGCAGGAAGTGGGTGAGGTATTCTGAATGATCCAGATGCCTTTGAGACTGAACCATAGCACACGATGCCATTGCAATAAATTCCATTAAGATTACTATTTTGGCCGGGCCAAGAATAGAAAGCAGTGTTATTATAATCATAGTATAGCCCTGCGTACATGGAGTTTCCAGTTGCACTGATGTTACCACCACTTGCAGTCACTCCATACGTTGTGCTTACTCCTGCAAAAGTAACGAACGAATTCGTGTTAAGAGTTTGATTTGCTCCGGGACCAGAAGTACCTTGAATACCTTGTAAACCAGTTCCACCAGTAGAACCGGTATATCCCTGTGTGCCTTGAATTCCTTGATTACCATTGGTTCCATTCGTTCCGTTCGTACCTTGACGTCCTTGAATACCTTGTGAGCCAGTGCTTCCAGTATATCCTTGAATACCCTGAGAACCAGTTCCACCTGTTCCACCCGTGTATCCTTGAATTCCTTGAGAACCAGTGCCACCAGTCGAACCTGTATAACCTTGAATGCCTTGCAATCCTGTTCCACCAGTACTTCCAGTGTAACCTTGGATACCTTGAAGACCAGTTCCGCCCGTGGAACCGGTATAACCTTGAATTCCTTGAGAGCCTGTGCTTCCTGTAATACCTTGAATTCCTTGGGCTCCAGTACTTCCAGTGTAGCCTTGAATACCCTGAGAACCAGTCGAACCAGTTCCACCTGTATATCCTTGAATTCCTTGGATACCTTGTGAACCATTTAGTCCATTATTTCCTGCTGTGCCTTGAATGCCTTGTATTCCTTGCAAGCCTGTTGTTCCACTGTAGCCCTGAACACCATTTGTACCATTCGTACCAGCATTACCTTGCACGCCTTGAATACCCTGAGATCCTGCACCAGGAGGTCCTTGTATTCCATAATAACCTTGTACGCCTTGCACACCTTGAATACCCTGTGAACCTGCGCCTGCCGGACCCTGAGTTCCATAATAGCCCTGAACGCCTTGAATTCCTTGTGATCCTTGAAGACCTGCTCCGGTCGATCCTTGAGTGCCATAGTATCCCTGAATACCAGTGATGCCCTGAAGTCCTTGGAGACCAGTTGCGCCAGTGATTCCTTGTATGCCTTGATTACCTGTATAGCCTTGAGCACCTGAGATTCCTAGAATACCCTGAACTCCTTGTGAGCCTAGAGTTCCCTGAGAACCAGTTGCTCCTTGAACACCAGGAACTGAAGTTGAACTTAAAATTCCACTCGCAAACTGTATTCCACTTCCAAGAATTACGTTACTGAATCCACCAGAACCATTTCCATATAAGATACTTGTTCCAGAAGTTGCAGGAGCGTAGTCGACTCCAGAGTATGCACCAGAGATTGCAGTTCCATCACCTTTTAACATTCCAGTCACAGTCGTCGTGAGTGTGATCGCTGGAGTCGTTGAGGAATTTAAAACTGTACCAGCGAATCCATTTGCAGTCGTTACAGTTACATTTGTGACTGATGCTGAGCTTGCAGTGAGTGTAGAACCAGTCAGCGTTAATCCAGTTCCAAGAGTAATGTTATTGAATCCACCTGAACCATTGCTTGTGAGTAACTGTGAGGTCGTACCGGTCGTTGCAGGAGCGTATGAGTTTGTATCAAGTGTAAACGTACCTGCACTCGTCATCTTTAAAAAAGATGGAGAAGCATAAGTGAGACTCGCAATTGAGGATAAGTTTGAGCCTGAACCAATGTTCAGGGTGCTATTATCCGTTCCAGAAAGTGTAAGTGTATTTGTAAGCGTTAACTTCTTTGCAGTCGTTCCACCATTGATCGACCAACCAATAGGTAGAGACGTAAGCTCAAGACCCTCAACAACTGTTGTTGCAAGAGTCGTGACTCCAAGAACAGTTAGATTACCTGTGACTGTGACATCGACTGGAGTAGACATTGCTTACGTTGTTGTTGCAGGAGGTTTTGGCTTAGGAGCCGGAGGAGGCGGAAGTGACTGAATCGAAGTCTCTTGTGTGGACTTGAATCCAGCGTATCCAAGTATGATACCATTCGCAGTTCCAATATAGAGAGGAACTGTGGCATCGATTCCTACGAAAGTGAGTTTTGAGATACAGATATAAACCCAGACAAAGAGTGGAGTGAAGATCAGAACTGGAACACATAACACGACAAGTAAACGAGTATGACTTGGTTTACCATGACCATCTGTTAAGAATCCGTGATTTTTATTCTTTTTCTTCATAGTAATAATAATTATTCCTTCCACTTCTGAGCAGGACATTGAGACGCTGTCATTTTTACTTTACCTGTCATATAGCAACCACACTTCATGCAGCGAATGGACTCTTTCTTAAAGAACTCGCAAGATTGGCATGTTTCCAATCTTGCTTTTGCGACTTCTTCCGTTGCAAAGAATCCTCTATTCTGCAATGCTGCTTTAAAAGCATCGACTGCAGCAGAGGCAACATTTCCTGCCATCTGCGGAATAGAAGGAAATTCCTCACTCGACATGTAAATGCCTTATGTTCCCTGAACGCCTTGAGTTCCCTGAGTACCTTGAGTTCCTTGAACACCCTGAGAAGCATCACCTGGATGAGCCTTATTGTATGCGTCTTCGTAATTTTGTTGATCCCAGCTAGTTGTTGATTCGTTCCAGACCCAAACTTTTCCAGGAACATAATCTGGACGAGCGACTGGTGGATCCCAATGGCATGTCTCCTCATTTAATACCCAGGAAGGGAATGGTTGAGGTGGAATAAACGCATCACGAGCAGAGTCATAGGTATAGGAGTGTCCAGCGTAATTCTTACGTATTGGTGTTCCGCCAGTTCTATGAATACCACGGAATGTGTTATACGATGTCTGAACCCAAGTTCCACCTAGGCCAAGATCATTCGCAAGGAAGTCTTGACCACGGTGTTGCTGATCGTCACCGACAACCAGCACTCGAAGTACTTTTCCAGTTGAATCAATTTCAGCGAAGTGTGCCATAAAATAGTTCCGATCAGATTATTTGGATTATGTTCCCTGAACGCCTTGAGTTCCCTGAGTACCTTGTACTCCCTGAGTACCTTGTACTCCCTGAACGCCTTGTGCAGGAGCTGGAGCTGGAGTACTTTGCAGAGTTGCGGTAACAGGAGGATTGACCGAGTCGTCATTTCCTGCAGGAGAACCTGAACCAGCGCCAGTTGAAGGTACCCATGGAAGTGCCGAGTTATCAACACTCGTGATTGGATTTGCCTTTGCATCAATCTGAGCTTGGATCTGAGAGAGTACGTGATCTTGGTATGAACCAATGACTACGCTTTCTAACCAGCTAGCAATCGTTGCTGAGGTCAGGGATGAGTAATTTGTAAAGCTTGAGACATTGATCTGCGATGGATCAAATGGAGTTGCGCCTGAAAATGTACCAGTATTACCACTCGAGTCAGTGCCAGTCAAAGTCCATTGAACATGAACGACTGCATTTGTGAGGGTTGAACCGCTTGGGTGAGCATAACTCTGAAGATACTTCAGATTATTGATTTTCCATGAATATGTGTTTGCCATAGTCTACTATTTATTAGTTGTTTGATTCGTTGTTTTTCTTTAAATTATTGAATTGTTATATCCAGAATACTGCCATACCAGAGCCAC